TTGCCTGGGAACGCGACGAGCGGGTTGATGTTCGCGTCGTAGAGCGTGTCCATGTTGTCCTTGGACAGCTTGACCTTCGCCTCAAGTGTGGTGTCGAGGGCGCCGCGAGCGAAGCCGGCCGGGGCGAACCACGGGTATGCCTTCGCGTCGTTGAGCGCGAACGCGCCGAGGACAACGACGCTCGGAGGCACGAGAACGTTGCTCTTCGTGGTCGGGTCAGTGACCACAACGTCGGGGTAGTAGGCCGCGGCGAACGAGGTGTTCAACGCACGATCCTTGAATTCTGTCGTGGTGTACTGCACGCTCGGGATCTGGTAGCTTCCAGTCACAAGCGTGGCGTTGGTGTCGTACTCCTCGATGTCCATCAGGTACAAAGCGTCAAACCGGCTCTCGACTGACTGGTACGCCTTGTCTGTGACGATAGAGTGACGGATGCCAGGGATGGCAAGGAGTTGGATGTCGACGTCAGAGCGTTCCGCCATGATGTCGATCGCCTTGCGATACGCCGCGGCGGTGGGGCCTTGCGACTGCCCACGGTTCGCGTCATCCATGTCTTGAGTCACAGCCACGTTACTAAGCTCTGCCTCGTCACGGTTGAACACGTTCGTGCCGTCGAACCCACCCTGCATGAACAAGGTGAACTTCAAGTACTTGCGGTTCGGCTGCGTGAAGTCGTCGATGGTGACACCGCGTGTCTTGTCAGTCGCGTTGGTGCCGATCTGACCGTCACGGACGTAGACAGCGCTGGACCACTTCTGCGGATCCGCAACAGCGTTCGAGCCAGTGACGACGCGAACGTTTTCGAGCGTGAAGATGTTGCGGCAGAACAGGTCAACGTCAAGGATGCCGTTGGCTGACGTCTCGGTCTCGCCGACCGAGTCGTTCTCAACCATGTTTTGGTTGGCGGTCTGGAAGTCAGGGAAGTAGAGCGTGTAGCTCGCGAGCGAGTCGTTCTTGACGTTCGTCGCGTTCGGGTTGGTCACGCTGATCACCTGCTCGAACTGCACGCCCCAGTAGAGCGCTGGGTTGACGAGCGCCTTGGCGCCTTCACCCTCTTGCAGGCTAAGCCTGTAAGGAACTGGAAGCTGCACAGTGCGATGGGCTGCGTCAGTCGCCAACAGCTCGGTCGGAGCGCTGGTTGACGCTAGTGGAGCGGTGCCAGACGTCACAAGGTGAGCCGGCCCACGGAAGCCGATCGGGAGAGCGGTCGCGTCAACCTCTCCGTTGATCACGAGGTCGTCGAGCTCAACGCGGATGTAGTTCGACTTGTTCGGGTAGTTGCCGTCGACGACGAGCTTCTGCGACTGGAGGGTCTTGTCGAAGTCGTAGTAGATGTGCGTGTCGCCGATGAACTTGCCGATGTATCGGTCCGAGCTCGGGTTCAGCGAGCAACCACGGAACTGCTCAAGGGCACGGGGGTTCGCGTCGGTGTCGCTCCAATCACGGACAACGACGTCAAACGTGCCATAACGATCCTTGGTGTCGCTGGAGGGAGCGATGTTCTCGATCGAGATCTTGACCTTGTCCGCAGTCCCTGCGCCGGCGTCCAACATGTGGAAGCGGAACAGCTTCTTTGGCGATCCACCGAACTTCTGCGAGTAGAGCCATGGGGACTTCGCGTGTGAGAAGCGATCCTCCCAGTTCTCGTAGTTTGGCACGGTCGCGCTGCCAACATCGCGGCCAAGGCTACCCGTCGTGAGCAAAGCTGCCACTTCGAGCCCGTTGTTCGCGCCGGCCGCGAAGGCCGCGCTCACCAAGCCGGTGCCGGTGACCACTGCGAGCGATGGATGCACGTCCCAGAAGGAGTGGAGGTAATGTCCAGCCTTCTGCATGCTGTAAGGGTCACGGTTGAAGACGTTTGCGAAGTAGTTCGGCGCCGTCGGGTCAAAAGACGCCGTGTACACGTTCGGGTACGCTGAGTCAGTCCCTTTGTGACCGTTGAGGAGCAGAACGAACTCCTGCTTGCCGGAGCTGAGGTTTACAGTTCCGAGGAAGGATCCGCTCACGCTGTCGTTGCTGTCCGCGATGAACGTTGACGCTGGGGCCGACGACGCCGTGAAGCTCGAGGAAAGCTTCATGATGACGCCAGAAGGCGCCATCAGGATGCCGCGTAGAATCGGGACTGCTGAAGCGACGCCCGGCGTCACCGAGCCTTCGCCCTGCAAGCTGGCAGAGCTGAAAAGAGACGAACCAGCTGACTCGCTCATGAAGCAAGCGAGCATGTACGTGCGACCAGGCATGCCGCCTACGTTCGCGTACGGGTTCGTGGTGAGGATGCCGCTGTCGACGTGTGGCTGTTGCTCGCCGACGACGAAACCAGCTCCAGCCACGCGGCCGGAGTTTGTGCCGGTCTCGCGCTTCAAGCCTGTGCCGATGCCTAGAACGCGCAGGTACGTGACCGCTTGCGAGTTCCGCAGCCACTCAGTGACCGCGAGAGGCCCGAACTTCGCGCCGTCCGTCTTGCCGAACTTCGCGTAGAAGTCGCTGGTCAGGCCAACGGTGACGGGGACGAACGCTGGACCCTTGAGCGCCGTTCCGATGATTCCAGCCGGAACACCCACGGGCTCCGCCTCAAGAGGACCGCTGAGGTCGATCTCTCGGCTTGTGACGCCAGCGCTTCCCAGTTTAACGTTGCTTGCCATTTGTTCTCCTAGATGCTCCGTGCGTGCTTGTAACTAAGCGCTTCTCCTCAATGTCGATCACACGAACTCGACGCCAGAGTTGGTGATCACGAAATCGACCTTGATGCATTCGATCGTGCGGGTTGGGACGATGACGATCCGGCCGTTGAGGCGGTTCTCTTCGCGGTCACGTTCGGTGTTGTTGGTCTCGTCCATCACGACGCTGAAGGACTCGACGCCTGCCTGGGTTTGAATGATGCCCAAGCGCGCAGCCGCGTCGCGGACGAACTGATCGCGGACGGCCGGGACGTTGTTGTCGAACACGAGCTTGAGCGCGATGTCGGTCACGACACGCTTGACCTCCAGGAGGAGGCGGCGGACGTTGACGCGGTCGAGCGAGCTCTTAGACGCTTGAAGCGTCTTCTGTCCGAAGATGACGAACCCCTGCTTTGGGAAACTCGCGATCGGGTTGATGCGGACGTCGTAGAGAGCGTCCTTGTCGGCTGAGTTGAGACGGGTCGCTGCGTTCTTGACGAAGTCCAGCGCCGCGCGGTTGAAGCCGGCCGGCGCGAACCAGGGGTACGACACGCGATCGTTGTAGGCGAGCGCGGCGAGAGCAGCAGCGGTGGCTGGCACCTTGACACGACGCTTGTTGACCGCGTCGTCAACCAACACGTCCGGGAAGTAAGCCGCGGCGTAGTTGTTGTCGATCGCGCGGCCGTCGAACGCTTTGGCGGTGTTGGTCACGTCTGGACGGCTCGTGGAGTCGTCATAGAGGCGCGTGTTGGTGTCGTCGTAGCCGGCGATGTCCATCAGGTAGATGGCCATGCCGTACTCGCGGGTCTTCTGGGCCGCGTAGTTCGTCACGTACGACTCACGAATGCCTGGGACCGCCAGGATGTTCGTGTTGACGTAGAACGGGTTGGTCATGATTTCGACGGCCGTCTTGTACGCGACGACCGCGTTGTTCGCAGTGGTCGTACCACCCATGTTCTGGGCCAGGCCTGGCGAGACGTACGTGCTCTCCGCGCCGCCACCCTCGTCGAACGAGACCGCCTTGTCAGAGAAGCGGCGCGCCGACTTGTCGAGGATGTTGACGCCGTCGAACCCACCGTAGAGGAACGTTGTGAACTTCGCGTACGGAGAGAAGCGGTTGAACTGCACGCTCGACGTGGCAGCGACGAGCGCAGCCAGAGTGAGGCGCGCCGAGATGGTGCCGTCGTTGACCGTGTAAGTCGACGGATCGATCGTCGCGTTGCGGATGTACGCGGCTTCTTTCATGTGCGAGTCGATCGAGCCCGTGAGGTCGCTGATCGACGTGTTCGCGAAGCACACCTTGGCAAGGGTGAACTTGTTGTTGTTGAGAAGGTCCGCGTTTGTGCCTGTGACAAGCGCGTCAAGCTTCTTGATGCCGAGCAGCTTGGTGAGGCTGCCGAGCAGCTTGTTCTCGTCGGTGACGATGTTCGGGTTGAGCGCGGTCGTGTTACGCTCGAATTTGACACCCCAGTAGAACGTGGGGCTAGCGACTTCGGTTGGGCCAGGGTTGCCGACGAACCCAGAGGTCGCGACTTCGCCCTTTGTCACCTTGAAACGGAAGGGGATCGGGGGGACGATGGAGCCTGTGAGGAGCGACGCGTTGCTGTCACCGCCAACGTTGCCAG